GTCAAATAACGGGTGAACGGGCAGTGTTCCCTGTATACACAGGGATAAACCGATGGCAACACCGTTTATATAGGTGAAGAACCGGTGTTCCCTGTATACACAGGGATAAACCGGAAAAAATAGATATGTCGACAAAAGATTTATTGTGTTCCCTGTATACACAGGGATAAACCGAGGGCGGAGAAAATCATATAGTTGGTCATTTAGTGTTCCCTGTATACACAGGGATAAACCGCATACTATTAATCGCGCCTTCACGATTTCTCTGTGTTCCCTGTATACACAGGGATAAACCGGCTAGATGCAAGCTCGTACATTAAAAATCATCGTGTTCCCTGTATACACAGGGATAAACCGGGTAAACGATCTAAGCTTGTAGAAGAGCTTAGGTGTTCCCTGTATACACAGGGATAAACCGGAGACGTTACAGAATTCAATACATGCGATCGTGTGTTCCCTGTATACACAGGGATAAACCGCGGCTCAATAGCTGTTTTTTATAGGTGAATTAGTGTACCCTTTATGTATCGGGATAATACGTGCACAGTTACAAAAAGAATAACGAATAGAAGAATTACTAAAAGTTCATTGATTTAACTGTCGAAATTTCATGCTATTTAAAAAATGAACACATTAGGATGGATAGTATGAAAAAGATTTTGTTTTGTTTATTGTTTTTCCCTTTTCTAGTTAGCGCAAATTTCAATCTAACCGAAAATGATATATCTACATATTTAGCTGACATATGCAAGTCAACCCCTTATTATTTCACACAAAAAATGAATGGATTAATCATAAAGGATTATAGCGAAAGTACTATCGGGAAAATTTCACGTGAAGATATAAACGAATACAAATTAATAGAAAAATATAAAAACTTTGGTGATGATGCGTTCAAAAGTTATTCAACAATAATTGACATGACTGGTGAAATAAATATCAAGAATATTCACTCTAAAACCACAATTGCGGGTGTGTGTTTAGTTTTAGTCGCTCAAGATGACATAATGAGTGTAACTGCTGACTATGTGATGGCGCATAGTGATGGTCTTTCAAAATTACCCAATGCAATCATGGAAATCGTTGTAAATAAAAATGTAAATGAACTTGAAACGTTATTAGAGAAAATAAAAAAACTTAACTAGTAAAGTTTTGCCGAAAGGAGGTTCACTGCCGTATAGCTAGTTTAGAAATCTCACATAAGAAGGAAAGTATCAATATTTTGGTTCACTGCGTGAAGGTCGCTAAAAATTTAAATTTAAAATTCACATAAACCACCGTCTGGCGGTTTTTTTATGTCTGGAGAATAATATGGAAACATTTAATTGGGAAGTTGCCCCGAGTATGAGCGTAACAGCAGAGCCGAAAGTTAAAATAATTAAGTTTGGCGATGGTTATGAGCAACGTATAAAAGATGGAATCAATAATGATTTGCGCACATACAGTGTAACGTTAAACGTGCATCGAGATGATGCGCCTGTAATAGATGCATTCCTAACTCGTCAAGGTGGTGTACATGCGTTTAAATGGAGAGAGCCAAACACCAATCGATTAATCACAGTTAAATGTCCTAGTTGGTCAACAAACGTTAAAAACACTTCAGTATCAATTACCACAACATTTGAGGAGGTTATCGTATGATACCGCAAAAAATGTTGCTGGATATCGCAAAAATAGAGCAAGGTGCTGTGATTGATTTGTATGACCTAGATTTAAGTAAAATCGTTGGTAATAAAACAATTTTGCGCTTTCACAATGGATTGAATGAGCTACGTCGACCTATAACTTGGCAGGGTAACGTATATGAACCGTATCCAATTAAAGCTGAGGGATTTGAAAAAAACGGACAAGGAACAAGTAACCGACCAAAGCTGACAGCAAGTAATGTGCAGGGTATTTTAAATGGACTGATTGAGAGCTATGAGGGCATGATAGGTGCTATTATAACTCGACATGAAGTTGCAACTAAGCATCTTGATGCTGTTAATTTCAAAAACGGTAATAAATTTGCTGATCCGTATTGTGAAATAGTTTCAAAATATGTAATCGAACAAGTTAGTCAGCCATCTTCAATTGCCACGTTTACACTTGCTTTACCGTGCGAGACGGATAGTGCGCTAATACCAGCTCGAGTTATTATTGCAAATACTTGTAGCTGGATATATCGTAGTGCTGAATGCGGATATACAGGTGGCGCAGTAGCTGATGAGTTCGATCAGCCGACTAATGATATTACCAAAGATAAGTGCAGTCGTTGTGTTGTTGGATGTAAACTCAGGTTTGGTCAAAACGGTATTCTACCATTTGGTGGTTTTCCTACTGCTGCAAAATTATCCTAGTTAAAACTCAACAATTACAAATCTATTTCCCCCTTAAATATACCTAAAAAACAGGTTAAATAATGAAAAAAGAGATACTCAATCACGCTAAACAATGCGGTGAGGCTGAATGCTGTGGTTTGGTTATTGACAATAAAACGTACATGCCATGCAACAACATATCAACAACACCGACAAAAACATTTGAAATATCCCCTGATGATTGGATAAAAGCTGAAGAAAAGGGTGAGATTACTGCAGTTGTACATTCTCATCCTGACGGTGAGCCAATTCTTAGTGAGGCTGACCAAATTTATCAACAGAATACAGGTTTAGATTGGTGGCTGTTATGTGATAACCAAATTCATAAGTTTAGATATATAAAACCATTATTAGGTCGAGAGTTTGAACACGGAAAAATCGATTGCCTAACAATAGTACGTGACGCCTATATGCTCGCAGGTATTGAACTACCAGACTATGAGCGTCAAGACGATTGGTGGCACAATGGTCAAAACCTCTATCTAGATTTACTGCCCCAAAACGGGTTTGAGCAAGTTGATGCGCAAGAACTGCAAGAAGGCGATATCATCATCATTTGTCTCGGCTCATCAACACCTAACCATGCAGCCATCTACATAGGCAACCAACAAATCTTACATCACTGTCCAAATCGTCTATCTAAACGAGATATGTACGGCGGTTTTTGGATGGATTATACACATTCAATATGGAGACATAAAAAATGGCGAAAATTCGGCTTTATGGCGATCTTAAACAATATGGCGATAAGTTCGATATGAATATCGAAACAGCCGCCGAAGGATTAAGGGGGCTGTGTTGCCAAATTAAAGGGCTACAACAGCGAATTATAGACGGTTGGTTCCGAGTTCGTATAAATGGGGTCGATATGACGACAGATAATTTACAATTCGGATTGCATAGTCGATTACCTGAAAACGCAGTGATTCATATCGTACCAAAAGTCGCTGGCGCTAAAAATGGCGGCATATTTCAGTTTATTGCTGGTGCAATCATGGTTGTTGTAGGCGCGCTGACTTCGTGGAGTGGTGGTGGTGCACTTATGGCAGCAGGTATTGGGATGATGATTGGCGGTGTTGCACAGATGTTAACAAAAATGCCAAAAACTGAAATAAAATCGAGTGAAAGCAATAGAAACACTTATTTCTCCAATTTGGATAATACTATAGCGCAAGGTGCTCCCGTTCCTCTCATTTATGGGCGAATGAAAATTGGTTCAAAAGTTTTATCACAAGGCTTAGAACTTCTTGAAGACAATGTCTCAGCAACTTCTGACCGTATATCAATCGGCAGACCATCAATAGGAAAAGGTAAAAAAAATGGGTAAGGGCTCAAAAAAAGCAAAAACACCGTATGAAGCGCCTGACAATCTTAAATCCCACCAGTGTTTACGAATCATTGACATGTGGGGCGAGGGGCAAATCAAAGGGTTAGTCGGCGATCTTCAAGGTATATTTCTAAATGATACCCCGGTTCAAGCTCCCGACGGTTCATATAATTTTAAGGGTTTCGAGGCGGAGTGGGTAGCAGGTATGCAAACTCAAGAGCCATTATTAGGTTTTTCTTACACAGAAAACGAAATTCCCATTAATTTACAGGTAAAAAAAAGCACACCAATTACTAGAACCATCACCGATCCAAATATCGATAGGGTTAGAGTTACTGTGGGTGTGTCGGCACTTAAATCTGTTGATAAAAACGGCAATACAAATCGTACCAATGTTTCTTTGTCTGTGCAAGTTGGTAAAGGTAGTGCCTGGAAAACAGTTAAAAATGTTGACTTAAATAATAAAAAAACCAATTCGCAATATTTAACATCCGTTATTTTAGATGAATTACCTGAAACGCCATTTAATATACGAGTTGTTAGAAATACACCAGATAGTACCACTCAAACGTTATCAAATGACACTCTTTGGAGTTCGTACACTGAAATTTATGATACAAAATTCTCATATCCAAATACCGCATTAATTGGTTTGAAATTTGATTCCCAACAATTTAGTGGCGTACCTCGTCGTAACTATTTAATTGATGGTTTTATTGTTAATGTTCCTGATAATTACGATCCAGAAACTCGAGAATATAAAGGATTCTGGTCAGGTAACTTCAAAAAAGCATGGACAGATAACCCAGCATGGGTATTGTACGATTTACTGGTAAAAACCCGATACGGCATGGGTGAACGATTGGGCTCATTCGGTGTTGATAAATTCACGATGTACACTGTTGCACAATATTGTGACCAACTAGTCGATGATGGCTTTGGTGGTAAAGAGCCACGATTTACCTGTAATTGCTATTTAACTGAACAAAGACAAGCGTATGAAGTAATCAATGACCTTTGCTCAGTATTTCGAGCGATGCCAGTATGGAACGGTACGCAATATACTGTTTCGATGGATAGACCAACTGATGCGGTTGCAATTTATTCAAATGCAAATGTCGTAAATGGTCAATTTAACTATATGTCTGCTGCATTAAAAGAACGTCACACTGCTGTGCATGTTCGATACATAGATCCGCATAACAATTGGGAGACAATGACCGAGTACGTTGCAGATGATGAACTTATTAAACGTTTTGGTTTAAATGTCGCTCAAATTGATGCATTCGGTTGTACCTCTAGAGGTCAGGCTCATCGAGTTGGAAAATGGCTAATTAAGACTGAGAAACTCGAAAATCAAACTGTTACATTTTCAGTTGGTAGAGAAGGTATTCGCCATTTACCTGGTGATATTATTGGCATTGCTGATAATGATTATGCGGGTACAACAATAGGTGGACGAATTAAATCGGTTGATGGTGCCTCCATTACCTTAGATAGAGATATTGAGATAAAAAATATCAAAGATGCGTTTTTAAGTGTTACTGATACCCAAATGCAGCTTCAGAAAATTAAAATACAGGCACAGATTGCTAAAAATAAGGTTGTTTTAACTAAAGAAGTTGAAGTTGATCAGTATTCAGTATGGAGTTTATACGATAACAAAATAAAACCGCGTCTGTTTAAAGCACTCTCTATAGCTGAAAGTGACGACGGCACATATTCAATTACAGCGCTAGAACATAATCCAAATAAAGAGGCAATAGTTGACAATGGCGCAGTATTTGAAAAAGAAAGTAACACTATATTTAACTGGGCTATTCCGCCCGTTGAACAATTGCAAGTTGAAGTCACGCCAGAATCTGATTTATACCAAGCAAGGTTATATTGGTCTACGCCACGCACGATTCAAAATCTCAAATTTGAGGTTAAGATTTATCGTGATGATAAATTAGTTAGTCGTGAAGTCGTAGCCGATACTGAGTATTACATATCAGACCTACAACAGGGCAAATTTTGCGCCACAGTTAGGGGTGTTGGAGGAAAAGACGGGCGATTAGGTGATGAAAGAACTATCGCATTTTCAATATTACCACCAGCAAAACCTTCGGGATTAGTATTAACGCCAAGTGCATTTAATATTGCAGTTCGCCCAGTTATGACAGCAACATCTAGCTTAGGTACTCAGTTTGAATTTTATAAAGGCACCACCAAAGCAGAGGTCGAGGCACAGACCAACTACTTGGGTCGAGCCATGTCATTAACTGATGTTGACTGCACCCCAGATACCGAATATTGGTACGGTGTGAATGCTATTAATGTTGTTGGGCGTTCAGAGATGTATATCGCTAACACTCGAACATTAGTTGCAGAAAACGGCGCAGGTGGTCTATTTAGAATTCAAACAGGTGATGGTAAATTTCCTGATAATGATACTGCAACACAAATGTTTTATCGTGAATTCGGCTTTTATCCCGCTCGTGATACAACATTAATCATTTACTCATTAGCTGCTGACGGGAAGGTCTTGCACTCAGAAGCTAGGCTATATAACGGTGCACAGTGGATAGAGCCGAAAATGTTCATTGACGGTGATTTAATTGCAACAGGAACCATGCGTGGTGATAGGTTAATTGCTGGTACTGAAATCAAAGCACCGTTAATAACCGGCGGTAAAATGGTTGCTGGTAGCGTTATAAGTGCAGGTAATCCTCCGGCCTTTGAATTACTAGAAGATGGAACACTAAATGCAAGACGGGCTAACATCTCAGGCAACATTTATGCAAATTCAGGGCAATTAAACAATGTTGTGATTAATGAGAATTGCCAAGTTAAAGGAAAGTTAACGGCAATGCAAATTGTGGGTGATATTGTAAAAATGTACACGTGTGCAAAAAATGGTTCTGTTACTATAGCGTCTGAGCCGTTTGACAGAGATTTATTTGTTTTACCTGTTACGTTGATAGCGCAGAAACGGGCTGGGGGCGGTGGTGGCGACGGTATACACTCTGATATATGGAACTACGGAGAGGTTGAAATAGATATATTCAACAACACTAATAATATATTAGTTTTGAGGCGCAAAATTGTAACTACATCTCTTAATTTTGTTGCTAGCGATACGTTTTTCGTTGTAATACCAGCGCAGACAACATTTACTATTAGCATGCGTGAGCCCAATAAATATAAAAAAACTGGCATTCCACCAGTCCTCACGATTATGACATTGAAAAAATAACAGCCGCTCTTGTGGCGGTTTTTATTATCTGGAGAAAATTATGGCAAAAATTTCAGGAATTTTAACTGATGGTGCAGGTCAAATTATCAATGACTGCACTATCGAACTATATGCAAAAAAAACGACTAACAAAGTATTAACTCAAACGCAAACATTTCAAGTGTCTGAGAACGGCAAATATTCAATGAATGTATTGCCATGTGAATATGAAGTTAGCTTAATCATTAACGGTTTCCACAAAAAGCGACTTGGAAAAATCAATGTTTATTCTGATTCAGTAGATGGTACATTAAACGATTATTTAATTAATCCCGAAGAAAGTGACTTAACTCCTGAATTTTTAAAGCAGATTTTTGATGCTCGAAATGAAGCAATAAAATCAGCAATAGATTCATATACATCAGCGAAAAAATCAACAGATATTGCTAACCATGCTAATACATCAGAAACCAATGCGAAATCATCTGCCGATGCGGCGAAAGCAAGTGCTGATGAGGCAGCAACAAGTTCACAATTAGCGTCAAAATCGGCAATAACAGCAACAGATGCAGCAAGTGCTGCAACTACAAGTTCGGATACTGCGAAAATTTATGCAGATAATGCAAATAATTCAGCAAAAGAGGCTAACCAGTCAGCTATAAACTCGGCAAATAGTGCAAAATCCGCAAATACATCAGAAGTTAATGCAAAATCATCAGCGGTAGCCGCAAAAGAGAGTGCTGACAAAGCAAAAGAATTGGTATCAACAGTTAATAGTAATAACGCATTAAAGTACCCTTTAAATGGGATGCATTATGATGCTGAGCATCGAAAAATTGAAAATCTCGCAAACCCTGAGTTACCGCAGGATGCAGTAAATAAAAAAACGTTAGATGACTCATGCAGTTCGTTATATAAGATGATTACTCAGCTTGATTTAAAGGGACCACAGGGTGACCGAGGGCCACAAGGAGAACGTGGACCTCAAGGTGAAAAAGGACCACAAGGTCCGCAAGGCCCGGCAGTGCATTTAAGCGATTCTTTAGTGAGTGATTCTCGCGAAACTGCCGCGACATCAAGCACCATCAAATGGCTTCATGATAGGCTTGTGCCCTTAAGCGATCATATGCCAGTTATATACGATAATTCCGAGAGCAGAATTGATATACACACCTCGACATACAAATACGTATTATCTTTACGTGATGATGGAGCTATTGGTTGGTGGTCGATAGCTGAGAAGCAGTGGAAATTTCTTTTTGATGCTTCCGGTAATTTAATTGTTGGAGGCATAGCTAGCGCGTTAGGCTTTTATCAAAATTGGTATAATGTTATGAGGGAAAGGGGAAGCGGTGTTATTTATACTAACACTACTGGCCGACCGATTGTAGTTGCTGTTACGTGCTCGATTTCAACATCAGGGAACAATAATGCTAGAGGCGGTGGGGCTATATCAGGCGGCTTAATCAACGTTGCATACCCTAGCAAAGGTAGGAAGACCGCCCGGATTTGGGTCGGCGACAATGTGGAAGTAGCCAGACTTGATGGCGCTACGGGTACGTTTGCGATGTCTGTAGTGGTTCCTAACGGGATGGCTTATAAAGTTGAAGGTGATATTGTTACGTGGGCTGAGTTAAGATAGGTATAAAATATGAAATATTACAAAGATAAAGATGATAACTTGTATGCATTTGAAGAAGACGGATCGCAAAATGAATATATATCATCTGAATTAATTGCGATCAGTAAAGAGGAAGCTGACAAGCTTATCGAAAAAGCGCAAGAAATGAGCCGAGCAGATACCGAAGATTATATTCCTGATACTCTATCTCGATTCCAAATGCTGTCAATTTTAAAAATATCAAAACTTGATAGCGGGAAATCTATGTATCAAGTGGTAGATAATTTTATTAATAAGCTATCAGATGATTCCCCTGATAATATAATTATCAAAACTGCATGGGATTCGGCATCCGAATTTAGACGAGAATCTTTGCTTGTTTCTGCGATACGAAAGCACTTGAATCTCTCTGCTGCCGAAATTGATGACTTATTTAAAAATGGAGCTCAATTATCAACATAAATGTTAGATTATTTTTTCGAAAAGCCGCTATCGAGTAATCTACCATCTTATCATTCTTCAACTTATAATCACTAAATAGCATCAGACAAAATCACAAAACCTACTATTTCCTACAAAGCGTTATCAGTTTAATAAAAAACGCAGTGGTGATTGTCGTGCTTATTGATTATACAGCATTTGCCCGACAGTACTGTTTCGTAATTGTCGGGTGTCATCTATTCTAATATAAATCGATTAAGTTTGTTTTAATGTATTTATAAGATTAAAAATAGTCAGTTTTCTTTATTATAAGCGCAACTATTTTTATATTAATTTGTAATCTAGAATTTTGAGAAGATTCGAATAAACTCAAACACACTAAACGGTATTTTTAATAGCACTTTCTTGATCATGCGAAAATTTAATAGCTAATCAAAAATATACAATCCAGTTGTTACTCCGGTAGGACGGTTATTAATAAAGCTATCAAGTCCTTCTTTCCCTTAAACATTTACAATATTAAATAATAGTATAGGTAAATTGAGTGATGCTAAAACATTATTCAATTTTACTAACTAATTGTTTGATAGATACTTTATGGCTATATTTTTAACAATATTTAACACAAAAGATAATTGTATGGCTAATCCGAACTCTATTTAATTAAAACCTAAGTTCATTTATTGGATAACTAAAAGAATTATTATTCACGCAGGTAATGAGCATTTTTTATTTATGTTTTCCTGTTCGTTGAATTTAATTTTTTCCATTACACCGTCCATTTAAATAAGTTTTTCTTGAAACAATATACATTCTCCAATAATGTTTGGACCATCCATAAAGTTAAATTCGAATCCTTCTTTTAATATTTTTTTCGGTGCTTTTTCTGACAAAAAAATACTTCCTCTGCTATTGTCCTATATCCCTGATCTCTCGGCGAAATATTAAATTTAAAACCAATACTCCAACTTTTTTTTAACTCAGGTAAATGAATTTGAGTATGTAAAACCTTTGTTGATGGTAAAAGTCGTTTTTCTCCATCAAATATAGTCCTATCCCAATTAATTAGTGATTTCATTATTTACACTCTACTTTAATTGAATTAACTTTTTAACTTCAGTCTTTCCATTTAAATCAGCAACCTCAATAGCCCTCACAGAACCTATTCCATCTAAGTGATCTGCTTTATAAGCAACTTTTGCTACTGCATCATCTACATCAAAAGATACTACATTTTTTCTTTTAGAAAATCATTATGTTAATTGTACAGAACCATGTATAGTCTATTTAAAAACTCGTTTTTTAAAGATTAAGCAATTGCTTCTTAAATTGTAGAAACAAAAGAGCCTAGAACTCAAAAAGAATAAGGTTGTCAGGTCGAAAATTTCGATTTAGCCATATGGAATGATTAGCGATAGCCCAGATATCTATTCCCCTAAAAAATGGAAAGCGACTACTTGGTTAGCAAAAGTTTTAATTTAAGCTAGCGAAGATTTTTGCAAAGTATAAAGAAAAAAGCTATTGTTCTAAATAGTCTCAAAAGATTAAATAGAATTATTTAAATGAAAACTTATATTTTAATTCATGAGTTAGCTGGTTCACGTATTTTAGCACAATGTGATGATGTAAAATTACAGCAAGTATTAATAGCTTTAGGTTTTATAAAAGAACAGAATGATTTTTTAATTAAAAAAGTTGATACTGAGCAACAAAGAATCCACATTATTAAAAATTTAATGCAAAATTATCAAGTATTATTTGCAGATGGGCAAGATTGGAGTCCCGCTCAATTAATCTTATATTATAGAGATCAAGGAATTATTAACGGTAAAATTAAAATTATTTCTTGGCAAAACCAGCATAAATATAAAATTATAGAAGAATAGAAGCAGGTTGACTTTGGCTTTACAGGGAACAAGCGTAATTTAAATACCTAACTGTATAGCAAAATTCAAAAAACATCTACTAGATTCAGCAGATAATGCATGGTGAGATCTTTTTTAGAGCGAAAAGTATGAATAATTTATTATTAAAAGTGGATAAAGCAATTGAAAAGATTCCAAATTCTTCAATTCATGATATTAAAGTAAGTGAAAATCAAAGGGATATTATTTTGAATTATTTAGATAATGTAAAAAACAATATTTTATCAAATAACTATATCGAGCTAATTGATGGTGCTCAAATATCATATTTTATAATTGATTCATGGAATTATAAAGAAAGTCTCACAACTGAATTATTATCCATTATTCAAAATTATGAAAAATGGGTAAAAAAAATTAATAACTAAACAATAAAAACCAATTGAAATGAGTATGAGGAACTTGGAGGACGCTATTATAATCGTTTCCGATATTACGATAGTAATTCAGTAACTTATATAAGCAAAGACCCTATCGGACTCGCTGGGAATAACCCAAATTTGTATGCGTATACGCATGATAGTAATTCATGGGTTGCCCCGTTTGGGTTGGATGAAAAAAATGAAAATTTTTTGGTCTGGAGGCAGACTAGCTCAACAAGCTGCTCAAGAATATGCAGAAAGTATTGGAGGAACTATTCTTGAAATGACACCACAAGGGAAAGCTTTGGAAGCTTGGACTAAAGATATGGATTGGGTTATTCCTGAACCATTATGGAAAAAAACTCAGCTGATTTTGCTGCTTCTACTCCTAAATCTCAAACACATGCAATTGCTTTTATTGATTCTTCTCGATATAGAGGGGCTGATAGTGTATGGGAGAAAATAGAAAAAACAATTCTTGACAAAAAAGGATTAACAACAGAAATTAGAGATATAAATTCTAACAAATTAAAGACAGGAACATGCCCATAATTAAAGATGAAATAGCAGAAGACTATATTGTAATTAAAGGAAGATCTGGAATAGAATATTTTGATACAAATAATAATGAATACTTTATAGATAGTGAGATGGTAGTAAGTGAAGATTATGATATTGCAATTTATCCAGAAAGTTTAATTCAAATAAATAAAAATAATACTACCTCAGAAGTAAAGAACAAAAACCTAATACTTGAACGTATATGTAAACTATGTAGACAAGGAAATATCAAAAGTCGTTTTTTTCTTGATCAATAAAGTTTCATTAAAATAATGAATTAGTTAATTAATATATAATCTTATAATCAAAAAATTATGAAGAAATAAAAAAAGGTGATGTAGTGTGCCTAAAAAGTGGTAGTCCGGCTATGACGTTAGTTAGTATATTTTCTAATAGTGTGATTATGAGTGTAATTACTTTTTAGATGAAAAACTTATTGGAGTTACTTTATATAAAGAATCCATCACTAAAAAACAACCCGATTTCAAAACATCAATTACGTTTAGTTCACCAAAGGTACATTAATAAGGTACTACCTTATTACTTTTTTGAAGTTTACAAAAAAAACAAAAGCCAACTTATAAAAGTTGGCTTTTATCATTTTAAGAGTTTAGCTTATCCAAAAGTTCCCATTCTTCTTCTAAAGTGGTAGTGACTACATATTGATATGATATGCCGGATAAAGTTTCTTCAACTTGGACTTTCCATCAATGAAATGTTGCGACTAATCATAGATATACTAAACCTAGAGTAGGTGGTGTTTATGCTGCAATAAGCCAACAAACAGCTTATAAAGAAATTACAAGTTAACTTCCATTAGCAGATAGGGTTTTAGTAACAAAAGAATTTTCATTAAAGAATGTATTAGATTTAACAGATCCAAATGTTAGGAATAAACATAAATGTATGTTTAGATGATATTATAGCCCCAAGCGGTAATTATGATGTTACTCAAAAACTTGGAGATTTTGCAAAATCTAACGGATTTGCTGGATATTAGCGCCTTCTGCACCAGATATTGCAGGTAATAAAATTATAATATTTAATGGATTATAAATTATGTATGAATTAGAAAAATACTATGTAAGAGATAAATGGGAAAGTTTTGTTCATTCATTTGAAGATATATGGAATAAGAATTATTTAGATGTAAAAAAGATAAGTTTATTAACTTTATTAAACAACCATACCGATCTAGCTAAAGTTGTGTATGGTAAAATTGGGAAAAATTATGAAGAATGGTTAAATTATAAAGCCCCTGTATTAGATGATTTAACTCCATTGGAATGTCTTAAATCAAAAGACTTGATTAATAGATTAAGAGAATGTCTTATGAGAATGCCTTAAAAAAGAAAAATCCCATGTGGATAGGCTACACTAATTCGTACAACTTTTTTAAGGGATAAGATAAACTACTCT